ACAAAGACAGGGGAGGCATCGACCAATACTATAAAGAACTTAACGAGCTTTGGGTTTCTCAAAGAAGTATTTTCCAAAAGTTAATTGATAGTATCGCTGATGTAATCGCCAAACTTCCAAAAAAAAACTCTAGTATGAAGATAAAAGTAATAGGACCAGATACAGAGATGATGAAAAAAGCCGATACACTTGTGGAGATAATGAAGCTACTAGGAAAAGACATTCGTATCACAGAGTCATACAGGTCGTGTGAACGCCAAAATGCACTATACGCACAAGGAAGAACCACAGTGGGTAGTATTGTAACAAACGCTAAGTGCGGGGAAAGTTATCACAACTACGGACTTGCTTTTGATGTTGTGTTTAGAGAAACTGGCTACAACGCACCCGAAGCTGACTGGCAATTACTCGGAACTATTGGTAAAGCTCTTGGCTTAAACTGGGGAGGCGACTGGAAAGGTTTTGTGGACCGCCCACACTTTGAGGTAAAAATGACACTGAAAGAAATTAGAGAAAAGTACGAGTTGTAATATAGTTGATTAAATAAAATAAAAGTATAGAATTAAGTAAAGGATTATCAGAAGATAAATAAAACCATGAGTGCATACCCCCAAATAAATATTAAACATAACGTAGGTAACACAATTTATATCCCCAATCAATTGGATATTAAGAGTACTACATATATGAGTAATAATGCAGTTCTTGGAGCTACCACAGTTCCAGTTGATAACGCAACAGACTTTACTGCGGGGAATATTCTTTTACTTCTATCTCCAGTTGGTGCAGAAAACTCTGAAATAGTTGAGTCTACTTCTCACACAGATAAATCACTTGTTACTCTAGCTACTAAGATGTCTCACAATCGAGGAGACGTTGTAAGTCAAATTAAGTACGACCAAGTTTCAGTTTTTAAAAGTGCAACTATAGATGGTACTTACACCTTACTTGAAACTAAAACATTCTATACCACACAACTCAATACAACTTTCTACGACATCACGGGTGATGCTGGAGATTACTATAAAGTACAGTGGCTAAATTCATTGACATCTAATGTATCAGACTTCTCAGCTCCTATTAGTGTTACAGCATACCCAATTAACTCAGTAGCAAAACTAATCTACCCAGTGCTACAGTCTATGGGAGTATCTGCAAATGATACAAGAATTACAATACCATTCTGTCTTTCAGCTATTGATGATGCTCGGAAATTCACAGAAGGAAAACTTTTCGGGATTCGTCACGCTTGGCAACAACACTTCGAACATCCAATAAAGATGCTTGCAGGGTCAAACTATGTGGACTTACCGGCGGATATCGACTTCTCTGATACAGATAGGTCACTACTTTCTGCTCGGTTCCTACTTGGAAATATAGCTGCACCGTACAATATGAGATACATCGACAAGCGTTCTTGGAATCAAATCTCACACAACGTTCAAGGTGGAGACACTCAATCATTGGTAGCAATTAGTGGTAATACAATTACACTAGATAGTGTAGGAGATTTTCCAAACACAGCATCGGGAGTTGCTTATGTTGCAACGACAGAATTTAATCAGACAATTATGCAGATTGCATACACTGGTGTTAATTTGACTACAAATCAACTTACGGGTGTGACGGGAGTTACACGAGCAATACCTGCGGGGACAAGGATTTGGTCCCGACCAACAATCTCACAACCTATTTACTACACTGTGTACGATAACAAAATATTCTTTGATAGAATTGTACCCGATTCAATGCAAGGTAATAACGTCTACATTGATTACTACAAAAAGATTGAGGAGGTACAAGACCTCTACCAGATTCTTCCTGAGCATTATAGGGAAATATACAAATGGTATCTTCGGTACGCAATCAAATACAGAAAAGATATCGACCTACCAAGTAACGACCCTGACCTTTTGAAGTTCGAGTCATTGGTTCAGGCTTTAGTTATGAACTTATACACAGGACAATCAACCACTATAATCACAAGCTAATTTATGCCAGAAGTTATCAAGGACATAAAAATACCATATCCAACAGAAGGAATTGTTCGTACTGCACAACTTGACGATACGGTTGCACCAGACGACTCGGTACAGTTGGCTGTAAATATGAACTTCGATAGAGTCGGGGCTGTTCAAACTCGCCCTGGAGTAACAGAGTATGCTGATACTCTATCGGAAGAAATCACAAACTTTGGAAAGCTTTCCAACTCTTATATACCAGGTGGTTATGAAACTATAGAGCAACTAGGTGCAACAGAGAGCTTTTCTACGCCAGTACGTGATACTAAAGTTGTAAAAATAAATGACACGAAAGTGACTGTATTCTGGACTGGTACAGATGAAGACGGGTTTTGTCAAAACTTTGAGGTAGACACTGCTTCTGGAGTAATGACTCCTCTGGGAACTCCACTTGAATTTGATACTGCCTCTGCTTCTGGAATACAAGCTGTAAACCTTTCAGGTATTCACGTACTTGCTGCTTGGACCGGAACGGGTAACGATGGTTTTGTTCAAGCTTTTGATGTAAGTGGTGATACGATTATAGCAGAGTCAACAGCGTTTGAATTTAATGCTACGAGGGGTACAAATATTACTCTATCGAAGATAACTAGCTCAAAAGTAATATGTTTCTATTCTGGACCAGGTGATAACGGTATTGCACACGTTTTTTCTTTCAGTGGAGGAGCAGTTTCCATAGTTGGAACGCCATTTACTTTTGATGCTTCTGGGTTTAACTATGAAAATAGCTGTGCTTCACTCGGAGACGGGCAACGTTTTTTAAACTCATATAATGGATCTAACGGTTCTGTTCGAATGTTTGAAGTCAATCTTACTACGTGGAACGTTACAGCTTTGGGTACAGCTATTACTTTTGATGTATTTGGTGCTTTTGCAACATGGATGCCTATTGGTGATGGTCAGCATTTTGTAGCTGTATATCAGGGGGGTACACCCACGTTTGGTAATTGGGCTAAAACTTACAGTGTCAACTTATCCACGTACAATATCACTCAAGTAGGTACTGGAGTTCGGTTTAGAGCAGGTGGAGGTAATGATTTGGCAGCCACTGCTATGGGAGATGGTGAACATTTCGTTGCTTTTTATTCTGTAAACATTGGAGATGGGTATGTTCAGATGTTAAGAATGAATCCTTCGACTTACGATATTACAATGGTAGGGGATACACTTGAAGGGTATAGCTTTGCTAACAGGGGCTACACAAGTGCTGTAACAATGACTCCTTTTAAAGTAGCAGTTTTTTGGGGAAGGACCAGTGCCACTGAAATAGGTGACAGTGCAATGTTTGTTACTCTAGGAGCTTTGACTGGTGGAAGATGGCTCTACGGAAGTCATGGAACCGATGTTAGTAATTGGGATGGGTCAGCGTGGACTGTAAGACGAAGTTCGCTCGCTGAAGTTTCAAAACCTCGCTTCTCTCAGTACCTTTCGTATATTTGGATGGTAAATGGAAATAAACAAATAGGTGGAGACCCTGTTGCAACATCAAGAGGTGGTGCTTTCGGTACTGAAATGGTACCAGAAGATTTCCCGAAAGGAGACTTTATTCACGCAGGATTTGAAGGGCGTGTATGGGTATTTAATAAAACACTCGGAAGAATTGACTACACTGATATTGTTCAATTTGCTCCACCAAACGCCTATTCACTTACTTACGATAAGGATGAAAACTTTATTACAACTATCGCACCACAGACTGGCCAGACTTTCACTGCGGTACAAAAAGTGCCTCGTGCACTTCTTGTATTCACGCAAGACAGTATCTACCGAATATACGGAGCAACTTCCCTTGATGCGTACCCTGCATACAGTGTTGGAACATACTCACAAGAATCAATAGTTGAAACAAAGACGGGAATATTTTTCCATCACTCATCGGGATTCTATCAGTTTGATTACGGGTCACAGCCACTTGAGATTTCAAGAAAAGTAATTGACTTTGTGAAAGCAATTCCACGTTCAGCTTACGATAATATCGTTGGAGTGTACGATGGATTTAATAACGTAGAATGGTCAATTGGTTCTGTAACAGTAGAAGATGTAACATTCACAAACTGTGTTATGAGATACACAATATCTACTCAAGTCTGGACCGTTTACGATTACGTTGGAAATAATATCACCGCTATGATTTCATACGATGATGGAACTACACTCAACCACTTAATGGGTACAAGCACGGGACTCGTAGGTGCACTTGATACTGGTACTACAGACTTCGGAGCGAGTATCTACTTTGAGATGATAGACCGATGGCGTTCATTTACTCCTATGTATTACAAGATAAAAGCACTGAGTGGAATCAATGTATATTCTGAGAACGCAGCAGGGACTAATATCACATATCAAATTCAGAAGTCAGGACCTAATGTGTGGAAACCTCTTGGAACGATTGACGAACGAAACAACTCATACTTACCGAATGAAGATTCAGATGACTTCGATGTTCTACGATTGCGACTCGCAGGAAATACAAATGGTACTCCTATCGTTATACATGGAATTGAAATACCGGAGATAGTAATTAAAGGAACTAACGAAAACTAATGGATTTATCACAATTAAAACTAAATAGATATTTACAAAAAGAACCTAGTCAGGCAGACCAAACAAAGGATGCTATTTACAATTCTGTAAATCCTCTTCAAAAAAAGGGGGATAAAGATGGTGAGAAAAGAGGTGGAACAGAAAACAACAAAGAAGATAACGGTGCAGAGAACATACTAACTGGTACGGTTATCACCGCTTGTCTTATTCAGACATCCGGTCTCCCCTCTCGAATCGAACTTGAAGGTAACGACCTTACTTT